ATGAAGTATAAGCATTTAAGTTACAGTGACCGCCAAGAAATGGAGAAGCTCTACCTCCAAGGTTGGCACATGAACGACATTGCCGCAAAGCTGGGTGTGAGTTTGGCGACGGTTTACCACGAGCGGGCGCGAGGTGACACCGGGCAGATGGACGCGAACGGGCGCGGCGGTTACAGCGCTGAACTGGCACAGAGCAAAATCTACGCCCGGCGGCAGGAGTTGCAGGAGCGGCATTAAAGGAGGAAGTCAAAAGTGGAAGTGCGGTACATTGAGATCAAGACCAGCCCGGCGGGGCAGATCATTAGAGCCTATACCCCGGAGCAGTACAAAAAGGAAATGGCCCGGAGGAAAAACGCTGCCACCCGCGCCCGCAAGCTGACTCGCCTGCAAGAGCGTGTCGGTGCCGTGCTTGCGCTGCTGGGGTTCCTTATGCTGCTGGGTGCTGGCGGTATGTGCGAGATCGGGCAGATCATCGGTTACGGCTTGGCCGGGCTGTTCCTGTTCGTTTTCGGCGTATGGCTTGCTCACGGGTTTTACGGGCAGGCCGACAAGGCGGAGTGGGCGCGTGAATCCTTATAAGGGCATGACCCTTGCCGCCCGGCGGGCACGGGAAAGCCGCTGGAAAGCAAAGACCTGTTCGCGGGTGGTTCATCCGCGATTTGGTGAAATGATCGTGCCGCACACCTCCAACTACGCCGCCATGCTGAACGCGGCGGAGTATTGGGGCTGTGACTGGTTGGAGATCATCGACGATGTGGAAGTTTGGGCAGTTGGGCCGGACGCTGTGCCGGTGAAAATGCCGCGCTATGAAAGGAACGGAAGATGAACAGCGCACTTTTGAGCAGCAAGAAAATGGACTACTGCACACCGCAGGGCTTTTTCGATACCCTGAACGCGGAGTTTCATTTCACATTGGACGCGGCGGCCTCGGAGAAAAGCGCAAAATGCAAGAACTTTTACACCCCGGAAACCGACGGCCTAACCGCCCCGTGGAATATCGGGGGGGGGCAGCGTGTTTTGCAACCCGCCGTATGGCCGGGCGCTGGGCGCGTGGGTGCGCAAAGCCTATGAAGAGGCGCGGGCTGGAACAACGGTTGTTCTGCTGATACCAGCAAGAACCGACACGGCCTACTTCCACGACTACATATACGGGAAAGCAGAAATCCGCTTTTTGCGTGGGCGGCTACACTTTGAGGACGAGGACGGGAACAGGTTCCCACCCGCGCCGTTTCCGTCGATGGTCGTTATCTACAACGGAGATCATCAATGCTTGAACTAAACCAGTGCTACAACATGGATTGCATGAAAGGCATGGTGCAATTCCCGGACGGGTTCTTTGATCTTGCGGTGGTTGACCCGCCGTATTTCAGCGGGCCGGAACGCCGGGGCTATTACGGCAGCAAGGTTAGCAAGATCGGCGTGTACCGCGACTACCCGGTATCACCTGTGTGGGAGATACCGGGGCGGGCATACTTTGACGAGCTGCGCCGGGTGGCCAAGCATTACATTGTGTGGGGCTGCAACTACTTCAACTATGAGTTTGCGCCCGGCAGAATCGTGTGGGATAAGTGCAAGAAAGGCACCAGCTTTTCAGACTGTGAGCTGGCCGCAACCGACCTGTTCAACACCGTGCGCCTGTTCAGGTTCATGTGGAACGGTATGCTGCAAGGCAAGAGCGTTGCCGAGGGGCATATCATGCAGGGCAACAAAAAGCTGAACGAGCAGAGAATCCACCCGACGCAAAAGCCGGTGGCGCTGTATGACTGGATTTTTCAGAACTACGCCGCGCCGGGGTGTCGGGTGTTGGACACCCACTTAGGGAGCGGGAGCAGCAGAATTGCCGCTTACGAGGCCGGAGTGGATTTTATCGGGTTTGAGATCGACCCGACCTATTACGCAGCAGAGGAACAGCGCTTTTTGGACTACACCAGCCAAACAAGCCTGTTCCATCTAACATAAAACGCAGGAGGTCAAGACAATGGAAAATACCAGTATTTCGGATGTGCGCAGGATGTGCCAGCGCGGCGCGTTCCGGGCGTATGTGCAGGGCGGCAAGGTGTTCTTGGAGGACACCGCCACCGGGCAGGTGGTGCCGCTGGATGGAGAGCGCGGCCCGGCCAACACGGAGCGCCGGGCTGTACCGCGCCGGGAGGACAGGCGCGGCAGCCGCGTGGAGCGGATGTTCGGTGCCCGTGACACTTGGAAAAGCGCCGACCCGGACGCAGACCAAGGGCCGTACAGGGGCTTTTTGATTGTGCAGTGCGAGGAGTGCGGCGCGATCAAGGCGTTTTGTGCCAAGCATGAAACTTTCGGCTACAAGTGCAGCGAGTGCGGCCACGAAACGCCGCTGGAAAAGCTGCGCCCGCTGTTTATGCACTGCAAGTGCGGCAAGAGTTTCAGCTACAAAACCAATCTGACCGCTGACCGGGTGACGCACACCTGCCTTGCCTGCAAAGCGCCGGTTGATTTGGAGTTGAACAGCAGAAAAACCGCCTATGTTACCGTGGGCGAAAGGAGATAAAGAAAATGGCAAAGATTCTGTGCAACTATTATGGCCTTAGCATGGCCGCCGAGGGTAAGAGCGAGTTTGTGGGCAGACAGGCCGCCGCCTTTTTGGGCTATGTGCAGCAGGACGCGGAGCGCTGCGCCGCAAGCTGTGACGGTGTGGAGGATTTGAGCGCCGCGCCGGAGGAGATCAAGCGGGAAATCCTGCGTAATGACGCAGAGTTGCGCCGCAGAGAGCAGACCGCGCCGGGCGTAGAGCATGATGTGGTGGCGATCTACGACAACGCGGGTATTCCCTCCATCATGCACAGGTTCCGCCGCGTGACCAACAAGGAGCTTTTCGGCGGCAGCAACGCGGTACACCCGGCGTTTATCATCGGCGGTGAGGTGTACGACGAGATTTATATTTCCGTGTATGAAAACACCATGATTAACGGCAAGCCTTACAGCCTGCCTTTGCAGGAGCCGGTCACAAATATCACGATGGAGGAGTTCGCGCAGGCGTGTTTCTCCAAGGGCGAGGGCTGGCACTGCCTGACGGCGGCGGAATGGGGCCTGCTGGCCGACACCAGTTTGAAGCTGGGTACCCTGCCCCACGGCAACACGAATTGTTCCCGCTGGCACGGCGACGACAAGGAACAGGGCGTTATCATTAAGGACAGCTACAAGACCCTGACCGGCAGCGGCCCGGCCACTTGGACGCACGACCACACGGACAGCGGCGTACATGATCTTTGCGGCAACATTTGGGAGTTTGCCCGTGGTGTAAGAATCCGTGACGGGGCGCTGTGGGCGGCGGAGAACAACGACGCGGCCCTGCCTGAAACGGATTTGACAGAGTGCGGCGACGGCTGGAAACCGATTACCGATGTGGAGGGCCGCCCGCTGTATGTTTCCGTACACCACGGCAAGATCACCTTTACTACCAACCCGAACATTCACCACGACTACGACGGCAGCGCGTGGGCAGATGTGCGCATGGACTGCGACAGTGAGCAGTTGCGGGCGCTGGCCCTGTTTGCCGGGGAGGAAAAGGCCGGGTGCTATGTGGACAGCACCGAGGGCGAGTACATACTGATTCGCGGTGGCAGCTGGAGCCATGGCGGCCACGCTGGGGTGTTCAATTCCAGCCTGATCAACCCGCGCTCCTATGCCAGCGGCAACATCGGGGGCCGTTCCGCTTATTTCAAGAAGCACTGAAACGCCGGACACTGAAACACTGACCGCCAAGCGATAGCGCGGCGGAGAAATGAGGGCACTATGGAAGTTTTGAAAGCTATTCTCGCCGCGCTGGTTGGCCTGCTGGTGATCTTTGCCTGCATTGCGTGGGCAATCGCCGCCGTGCTGGGGCCGCTGGCAATTATCAAGCTGTGTGTGCTGTGCCTACTGGGCTGAAAGGAGCCGGGCTATGAAGTTGAGCAAGTTTGTGAAAAGAGCCAAGAGCGAAAGCTACTGCATGGTGATTCATGCGGACGACAGCGGCATTTGGCTGGGCACCCGCTTGGCACTGTACAACGCCACGGAGCTGCCCGAAATGGAGGGCAAGGAACAGGTAGGCGCGGTGCTGGACATTGACAGCAAGGCGTGGGAAAAGATGTTCTTTGACGAAAAGTACACCGAAACCGCAGGGGCGGCCTTTGGTGTGAACCTGACGGACGCTGACCCGCTGGAACAGGAGGCGCGGCGGGTGCCGCTGGAAATGTTCTACAAGGGCATGGGGCTGGTTGGCCTCATGTACGGCAATGGCGGGGAGCTGATCTTCTACGATTCCGCGCTGATTGCGCCCATTGCCGATGTGGTCAAGAACAGCGACTATATACAGACCGTTGTGCGCAAGACCGCTGGCGGTGCGCCGTATGTGGTTATCAAAGACGGGTTTGAAGTGCTGGCCGGGTTTGTGCCATTGAAGATCATAACCAAGCAGTTCTTGGAGGATTTGAGCGAGTTTGAAAGCGCCTGCGTGAGCCAGTATATGCGGGAGCAGGAACGGGCTTTGGACGCAGCAGACCCGGACAAGCAGGACGAGGACGCGGAGCAGATCGGGATGGAGGGCGGCCATGCAGAGTGAAACCAAGTACACAAAGCAGGACTTGGAAACTATGCGGGCGTGGTCACTTCAACGGAAAATTCAAGTAACGCAAACAAGAATCATTGAGTGGATAGGCCGGTATGACTGGAATGTGTACATTTCATTCAGCGGCGGAAAGGACAGCACGGTTTTGGCGGACTTGACGGCGAGAGCGTATCAAGCCTTTTGGTGCCCGAACCGAAAAGAACCGCTCCATTTGGTGTTTGTGAACACGGGGCTTGAATACCCGGAAATCCAGAAGTTCGTAAAGTATTTTGCAAAGTGGCTGGAAAGGCAGTATGAAATCCCCGTTGACCTTAAAGTGCTGACGCCGGAGCTGACTTTCCCGGAAGTGCTGACAAAATACGGCTACCCGGTGATCGGGAAAGAAGTTGCAAAGGTGATCTACTACGCCCGGCACGGTTCACAATGGGCACTAAACCGGCTGGACGGGCTGGACAAGCGCGGAAAGCCAAGCAAATTCAAGGAACGCTACAAGAAGTACAAGTTCATGGTCGAGGCACCGTTTTCAACTTCGCAATTATGTTGTGATGTTATGAAGAAAGGCCCGGCCAAGAAGTACGAAAAGGAAACCGGGCGCAAGCCGATAGTTGCCACTATGACCGAGGAATCGGAACAGCGGCAAGCATCGTGGCTGCGGTACGGCTGTAATTCGTTCGATTCAGAACGGCCCATGTCAAAGCCGATGTCATTTTGGACAGAGCAAGATGTGCTGCAATACCTGAAACAGACCGGCATACCCTATGCGCCGGTGTACGGCGAGATCGTGGAAGAAAATATGCAGTTGCAGATGTTCGACGAGGAGTTCCCGCCGAAATTGACTACGACGGGCTGCGACAGAACAGGTTGTATGTACTGTATGTTCGGGATTATGAGCGACAAGGAGCCGAACAGGTTCCAGCGCATGAAGCAGACACACCCGGCGCAGTACAAATACTGCATATACGGCGGGCACTTTGAAAACGGCGAGTTAAAGCCGGATAAAACGGGCCTTGGCCTTGGCAAAATCCTTGATTACATCGGCAAGCCCTATTGAGGGCAAAAAACAGAATAGGCATTGCAGGCCGGGCGTGGAGCGGGGTTGCGCCCCGCCCGGCTGCTTGATTTTTTAGCCTTGCCGCGCTGCGGCGGGCTAAAAAAATACCGCCTTGGGCGGCTTGGGGCTGGTATATCAGCATTAAGTTAAGCACCACGGCAGAAATGCCGGGGAAAGGGGTCAAGGGGGAAACGAGGGCGGCGGGCACTGCCTGACCAACAGCAGGACGGAGAGAGAGCCGCCCGGTGTTTCCCCTTGCCTGCGGAGCAGAGTGTGGTATTCCAGCAAGAAGAAAATAATACAGGGGTGCGGGGGTGTAGCCCCCCGCATGGGAAGTAACCACCTTGGGAGAGGGGCAAAAGCTGTGAAGTCGATCTATTACAGAGAGCAAAAGCACATCTGCGGCAAGAGTTATGTCACCGCCCCCTACATGGAGGTTGATCTATACCCCGTGACCCAGAAACAGCACAAAGCAGGCCGCCGCGCCAAGCGCAAGGAGGCCAGCACCCTTGCGCAGCAGACCTACAACGACAACAGGGCCAAGCGCTACCATGTGCAGCTTGTCAACGCCAACTTCGGCAAGGGGGATTTTTCGTGGACGGGCACCTATAACGACGACCACCACCCGGAGCCGGGCGACACGGCCAAGGCTGACCGCGATTTGACGAACTACATAAAGCGCTTGTACCGTTGGTGCGATAAGAACGGCGTACAGCGCCCCAAGTGGGTTGCCGCCACAGAGTATTGCACCGTGCAGGAGGATGGCACAGCCTGCGGGCGGCACCACCACCACGCGATCATACAGCACACCGACGGCCTGACCCGTGATGTGCTGGAACAGCTATGGGCAGACAAGGCCGGGCAGATCGGCTTTACCCGCTGTGAATACTTGGATGTTGACCACGGCAGCGTTGAAAGTCTTGTGCGGTATATCAGCAAGAACAAGCGGTGCGCCCGGAGCTGGCGGCAGAGCCGTGGCCTTGAAAAGCCGAAAACACCGCCGCCGAACGATACCAAGTGGAGCCGCAAGAAGCTGGACGAGGCAAGCACCCTGTACATCGACGATGTGGCGTACTGGGAGCGAAAATACCCCGGCTACACCCTGAACCGGGTGGAAACGCGGGTAAGCAATGCCGGGTGGCGGCACACCACCGTGATTATGCGCCGGGCAGAGTGCTGGCACGGAACACCGGGACGCAAGGTTACGCCGAGAATGAACAGGTAAGAAAGGGCATGGGTCTATGCTGCGCATGAAAAAAGCTATCGTGATTTGCCGGGAGGTCAACAGGCAGACCGGGCAAATTGCCGTGTATGTGGTTCCGATGGAGATTGACGAACACACGGTTGTGCGTTTGAGCCTGCGGTCAATGTTCAACCCGGAGCTGCGCTATTTCTTTGTGTATGAAGATGTCTACCAAGAACAGAAACAGGAAATCACCGCCATGCTGAAACGCCGGAATATTACCAAGCAGGAGGTTGACAGCGTGTACGGGATTGCAGAAGTTGGGAGGTAACGACTATGGACAACAAGGAACGCTTTATTGAGATTTTCACCTCACAGATTCACAGACCGGGTGCGGCGGAGCTGCTGGAATGGCTGGAAAGCACGGACTTTTTCGAGGCACCGGCTAGCACCCACTATCATGGCAGCTACCCCGGCGGGCTGGTGGAGCATAGCCTGAATGTGTACTATGAGTTGATCGGCGCGGGGCGGGTGCCGGGTGTGCCCACGGCAGAAACCTATGCCGTTGTGGCACTGCTGCATGACATTTGCAAGGCGGATTTCTATGCCCAAAGCACAAGAAATCAGAAGAACAGCGACGGTGAGTGGGAAACTGTGCCCTGCTATACCGTGCGCGAAAAATTCCCGTTCGGCCACGGGGAGAAGTCTGCCTTTTTGGTGCAGCGCTTTATGCCGCTGACCGACGCCGAGGCGCTGGCTATCCGTTGGCACATGGGCGCGTATGACGACGCGGCCAAGGGCGGGAGCAAGGTGTTGTCCGCCGCTATGGCCGCAACGCCGCTTGTCTATGCCCTCCATGCCGCCGATATGCGGGCAGAGCAGAAAGAGAACGCACAGCCGTGAACATAGAGTTGGACGACCTGCCACCGCGCTACCGTGCGCAGGCAGAACAGCAGCTTGCCGCCCGGAAACGCCGCGCCGCTGACCCGCTGGCCGAGGCGGTGAAGCAGGCCAAGGCGGCAGGCAGGGATTTTGACAGCCGGGGCGAGTATGAATTTTACACGGGAACCGTGCTGCCAAAGATGGCGCGGGGCGAGATCGTGGAGTGTGAGCAGCACCCCGCGTTCCCGCTGTTCCCGGCGGGTGAATACGGCACCATGAAGCTGCGCCCCATACGCTACACGGCGGACTTTCGGCTGAAATACGCCGACGGCACCGTTGAGATCGTGGAGATCAAGAGCAAGTTTGTCCGGCGTATGCAGCGTGACTACCCTGTGCGGCGGCGGGTGTTCTTGGAGCAGATCGCCCGCCCGGCGGGGTGGAAATTTACCGAGATCATCACCGCAGAGGACAAAGACGACCTGAAACGCTGGCGAGAGCTGGCAAAGGAGGGCTGAACCCATGAAAAACCAAGAAAAACGCCCGTGCCCGCTGTGTGAGCGGCACCAGCGCATGGAAACCACCAGCGGTATGCTGTTCTGGGTGGAGTGGGGCGAGGACGGCAACCCGCGCCTTTGCACCGATACCCTGCACGACGGCGGCGGGCTGAATGTGCTGTGCATTGATTTTTGCCCGCTTTGTGGGCGGGAAGTTGAGAAACAGGAGGCTTTGGGATGAAAAGACGGCATACTACACCGCGTTATTTCGCCCGGAACGCTGCCATACAGGCGCAGCGGCGCTTTTTGCGTACCCGCAAGACCGAGGCGGAACGGCTGGACGACCACCGGGAAGAAACGGGCAATGTGCTGATTGTGTGCATTTTGGCGGCAATCTATGACAAATACGGCATTGGAGAAATGCGTTTGCGGCGCGTTGTGGACTGTGCCAACGAGTTTTCGGCCAAGTATGCGTTGGACAAGCAGGTGCGCGGCGAAAAGCAGGCCAAGGCCACGCTGGCCGCTGCGGTGCAGCAGATCATGCCGCCGTTTCTGCTGCCTGCGCTGTCTGCCCCCAAGACGGAGCGGGAGGCCGTGCAGTTGGCCGCCCGGCGCGAGGCGGCGGACACGGTTATGAAAATCTATGTGCAGGCCATGCACAAGGCGCTGGGCTTTGGCGCTGACCGGGTGGCCGTGGTGGTAGCCGAAACCGAGAACAATTTCCGCCAGTTTGGCGAGTGTACCAAAGACGGCGAGTATTACGGGTACGCCGTGCTGGCGCGGAAGATCGGGAAGATCATTCACGACAAGGTGGAGGTGGACACCAGCGGAGCAACGGAGCCGGTTTTCGGTAAGACGATGTTCTGACTTACAGGCAATGGAGGTGCTGGGTATGCGGAGCGAAACGGTAAAGCATATCGTCAAATATTACGGGGGAATCCCGGAGGCTATCAAGCTGCTTAAACGGGAGCGTGACGCGCTGGAAGATGAATATAACGGCTTGGGCGGCCTTGCTATGGACGGTATGCCGCATAGTTCGGCACCCGGCAACCCCACCGAGGCGCTGGCCGTGCGCGTGATCGAAAACGGCGTGAAGAACCGCCTGCAGGAGATCAGCGTTCAGGTGGAAGTCTTGGAGGGCGACGCGGCCAACATCCGGGGCGCACTGGACGCGGTGAACGGTAAGTACAAGTCGGTCATAATCATGCGGCTGATTCGTGGGTACAGTTGGACAAAAATTTCCGGCAAGCTGGGTGTGCCGGACAGCACGGCGCGGAACTGGCACGGCAGGGCCGTGGAACGGCTGGGCGAGGTGCTGGAAGATGTGCCGATGGTGGACGAGTTGACCGAGCGGGCCACGCGCGCGCGTACATAATATGCGCCGGGAAAAATCCCGTGAAAATCGCCCCTGCCCGGCAGGATTTTTTGCGTGTAAAAACCTCTCTTTTGGAGCGGGAAACACGGCGGAAAAACTGGCCGAAAAAGTGTTTTGGTCAAAAGATTTCACCCGGCGGGCGGAACCTTTTCCGCTGATCGGGAAAAGCCGCCGGAAAAACAATTTGCGAATAGGAGGAGTGAGGCGTGAAAGCAGAGCGGGATTTTAAGCTGGTTTGCACCGGCGGGCCGTATGGCGACTGCTGCTGTTCGTATGCTGTGGAGCTGCGCGGAGAATGGACGGTGCAGGAGTTTGTAAAAGCCGTTTTGGAAAGAAACCCGTGCGAATTGGGCTTTTTCTACATCCAAAGGGCCGGGCAAAAGTGGTACGAGGCGCAGGTGAAGATTGAGTATCAATATGGAAACATGAAAAGCACTGTGCCGAAGAAAATCGCCCGCAAGAAAATCAAGCGTGTACACAGCAACGGCGGGTGGTCGTTGATGGACTACTGGATAGAAACATAAAGACCCGGCGGAGAACCGGGCAAAGGAGGCGCGTTTTTGTGAAAAGGCTTGTAAGCCGGGTGATTGCCCGGCGTGTTGTGGCAGAAGTTGAACAGGTATGCGGCTTGAAAATGCCGTTGGAGAGTACAAGGCAGCTTGTGGAGCAACAGAACTGGCGAAAAATCGCGTATATTACGGCAGACTGTTTTGTGGTGCGCCCGCTGCGGCGCTGGCTGAAACGGAGGCATGAAAAGTGAAATTGTGTGACAGGTGCAGGGTGCCCGGCTGCCTGCTGGACTATGGCGGCAAGGCTTGCCAAGAGGCACGAAAGAAGCATTGCCCGGATGTGGTTTTTACACATGCGGACAAGATCAGGGAAATGGACGACGAGGCGCTGGCGGTTGCGATCATGTGCCCGCACGACGACGATAAATGCCCCGGCCCCGGTGACGCGAAAACCTGCATAAAGTGCTGCTTGGACTGGCTGCGGGAATCGGCGGAGGGGTAAGCATGGCGCAGATCGTGACGGCGCAGTTTGTGGGGCAGACCTCTTGCGGGTTTGTCAGCAAGAAATACTATGAAATCGAGATCAGCGCCGGGCGGAGCGGGTGTTTGTGTGTGCGGGATGTGCAGGGGCAAGGCTTTTGCCCGTATTCCACGCTGGCCGCCCTGCGGAGAAACTGGAAGATCATCGACAACGAAAAAACGCCCGGCGGTGAACCGGGCAGAAATGAGGCAGGATATGAACGAGGATATTTTGACCCACGGTGAAACCATGAGCGAGGAGCAGCTTTTGGAGGGATTGCGTAAAACCCCCGAACTGAAACGGCGCTTGGTCATGCGCGTGGCGGCGGATTTGCTGGAAAGCGAGGCATTTTTGGAGGCGTACCCGCATTTGGAAACCGAGGAACAAATAAAAACGGCGCTTACCCGGCTTTTGCACAAGAACAAGGTAAGCACCATTGATGGGCGGCGTATGGCCGCAGAACTGGCGGAAAGTTACGAGGGAATGTATTCCCATTCGGACAGATCGGAGGGGCCAGCGTCGGGGCATGAATCCCATTCGTCACAGCCTGTTACATGACAAAAAACATTGTCGGCTTCTGCCTGCGGCGTGTCGCAAGCCTCCCAAACTGTTTCGTTATGGCACAGGCCGAAAGTGCCGTCAGGCTGGCGCACGATCTTCAAAATGCCGATTGGTGAGCGATAAATCCACATAATAGCTAAACCTCCAAAATTGTTTTGTGCAATGCCTATAATACAGCGATTTTAGGCAAAAAACAACAGGAAAACACCCCCGGCGGGCCGTGTGGCCTTGGCTGGGGGTGTTGCTGTTTGCGCAGGTTTTGTGATCGTGGCGGGCGGTTTTGTGCCCGGGGCGGGGTTATTTGTGATCGTCGGGGCCTGTTTCGTGATCGGCGGGCGGGTTGCCGGTCAAGGACGGCGGCAGGCCGTTTTCATCCAGCGGGCCGGTGTATTCTGTGAGGTCAATCAAGGTAACTTCCGGCGGCGGGGGTATGAGCTTATAATACTTGCCGTTTTCGTAGTGCAGATCGGTCACGCCGTCATACCACGCAATATCCCCGTGTTGGGCTTGGGCGGCCTCCATGCTTTGCTGTGCCTGCGCTTCGGTCAGGCCGTCGAACAGCAGGCGGGCACCGTCGGCAAACTGGGCCACAAGGCGGTACGGCGGATAAACGGCCATGTTTTCGTTGTTCATGCGTTGCACCCTTTCGTTTTGTGTTTTGTGTTGGGTCTATTATACCACGCAATGCCCCGGCGGTGAACCGGGGCGGCGCGGCGTTTTGTGTTTTGGGGTTGTTATCCGGGGCACAATTTACAGGCCAAGCACCCGGCGGGCGGCGTATTCGGCATTTTGTGTTAGCTGGCGCTGCCATGCTTTGTTGCGGGGCGACCAGCGGAAACCGTTGGATTTGAGCGCGTCGCGGGTGTCTGCGTCGGGGATTTCGTCGAACAGGATTTGCAGGCGGTTTTCTTCGGCGTTGCGCACGATCTCGCCGCCGTCAAATTTCGTGGCGTTGTCGGGCTGCTGGGCGGCGGCTTGCAGTTTGTCCAGATCGGCAAGGCGGGCTTGTACGCGCTTGATCTTGCCGCGCAGGCTGGACAGTTCAAAATCCCCGTAGGGCTTGCCGTACAGTTTGATGGAAAAGGCTTCGGGGTCGGTGATCGCGTCGGCCTGTTCGTCGGTCAGGCTGGCATAGCCGCGCAGGGTTTTGTGCTTGCGGTAGTAGGCATTGGCGGCCTTGCAATAATCAAGGGCGTTTTGTTCCTGCTGCAGGCGGTCTTGGAGCAGTTCGCGGGCGTGGGGGTCTGTCAGGTCTACCGCGCCGGTGCCCACGCTGCGGATTTTGTCAAGGATAGTGTCAATCTCCTTGTACTCCTGCCAAAGAGATTCGCGGCGGGCGTTCTGCTTTTGCTTTTTGTGTACCGGGAAGTTGCTGCCGCCGCAAACGAGGATGGAGGGGCAGGCCGATTCGTTGCGGTAATAGGCGTTGTAGTAGTCGGCAAGGCGGCGGGCATAGCGGTCAAGCAGGGCGTCCAGTTTGTCGTGATAGTAGGGGCTGATCTTGGCTTTTCGTGCCTGTACCAGCGCGGCGGCCTTGTCCACGGCGGCGCGGTATTCTTCCGTAGCGCTGCCGGGGCGGTAGTCGCTCATAGAATTAACATCGTTCGCACGGCGGGCGGTTTGTTCGTTGATTTCGTAGTATTGCATTTTGTGTGCCTCCTGTTTTGTGTTTTGGGTAATGGGGACGGGCCGCTTTACAACTGGCCCGGCGTGGCGTTGTGCCGCTGGGGGCTGCCGTGTGGTCTTATGCCCGGCGGCGGTGCCCATTGCGCAGGGCGGGCGGGGCCTGTTTTTGTGGTGATAAGCTGCCCGTAAACCGTGCCGGGTTCGCCCGGCGGCGGGTACAATCTGTTTTGTGGGGAGGTGTACCGGCTCCCGTTGGACTTATGCCAGCACCCCGGCGGGCTGGCGGCCATTGTTGGCGATGGGTGCGCGTTGTGAGTTCGTGCCGGGCTTGTGATCGTGTTTGTTACCCATGAGCGCCCACCCCTTGCAGGGTGGCCGGGCTTGCACCGGCGGCGCGTTATGCGTCGGCCTTGCGGGTCAATCAAGGCAAGTTTCACGCTTGATTTTGTACTGCGCCTTGATTTTGTCATAGGCGCGGAGCGTGACCATGTAGGTGCCCTGTTCTGCGTCGTAGGTAATGCCGCGCCCGTGGAGCGGTGGCAGGCCATCACGCAGGGGGCGCAGAAAGTAGTGCTTGCCATAGTAGGCAAGATCGGCGGCGTAGTCGCAGCCCGTGGGGGCCTGCTGCATTTCGTAGCAGTAGGAATACTCGCCGGGGACGGTGGCCTGCACGGCGGGGGTCTTGGAGGCCTCCAATGCGTCATAATCGGGGGCGTAGCCGTAAACCTCGCCGGTGCTGGGGTCGTAGCGGGAAACTGAAAAATCCGGGATGAAAAGCGCCGTGTTTGTGCCGATCTGCTGGGAGTAGCCACCGGGAACCGGGGCAAAGGTGCCGGGGATTTTGCGTTCTGTTGCTGCCATTGTGAAAGCCTCCTGCTTTGTGCTGTGTTTTGTGTGGGCGGTTTTGCGTACCCATGAGCGCCCGCCCCATGTGGGACGGCTGGGCTTGCACCAGCGGCGCGTTATGCGTCGGCCTTGCGGGTTGTGTGAATCAGTCGGAGATACAAAGCATATAGCCGCGCTTGGCGCAGATGATCGAAAGCCGGTTAAACTCCATGTGGCGGCGGAGGGTGTCGGGGTTGCGGGTGTCGGCCAGTTCTGCCCGGTGGCGCTGCATATAGCGGCGCTGCGTGGCAAGCTCTTTCTGTGCTTGACGGTCAGACAAACGGAAAAGCGTGTAAGTGGTCATAGTGTGCGGCCTCCTGTTTTGTGTTGCGTTTTGTGTGGGCGGTTTTGTGTGCCCATGAGCGCCCACCCTTTGCAGGGTGGCCGGGCTTGCACCGGCGGCGCGTTGTGCGTCGGCCTTGCGGGTTGCGTGGGTTAGAACATGGAAATTTGCTCACATTCTGCGGCGGGCTGTGCCGGGGCGGGAGCTGCGGCGGTCTGCTGCGCTGCCTTGCGGGCCTTGCGTTCGTCGGCAAGCTTTTTGTTATAGGCGGCGATCTCCTCCGGGGTCTTGGCCTTGGGGGCGTCGTCCTGCCCGGCGGGCTTGACCTGATCGCGGGTGAACAAGTGCGCCTTGGCCATGTAGTAATGCGGGTCGGGGGCGTCGGCGTCGGGGCCGTTCTGCCCGGCCTTGGCGGCCTCTGCGCGGGCGGCCTTGGCGGCCTTGCCGGGGCGCTCGGTGTACTTCCACAGATCGCAGGTAATGGCGGCGTGTTCGCCGCGCTTGACGGAGTAGCCCGCCTTTTTCCACTCTGCAAAGGTGTGAATGGGCAAGCAGCCCTTGGCGGCCACGATGGCCTGCGCCTCCGCCTTGGTGTAAATGCCGTGTGCGATTGCCTGATTGATGATGATCTCGTTGTTAGTCATGGTGAAAACCTCCAAAATATTTTTTATTAGATCGGCCCGGCGGGCTTGCAGCGGGCCGGATGTTTTGATAAAATGGGGGTAGCCGCTGACAGGAGCGGCCACCCTTGCGAGGGGTGAAAAGGGTTCAGCGCTTTTGCCGGGGCTGAACCCCTTTTTTATTTCCCTGCGCTTGTGGTGGGCGGTGTCGTGCCTGCAATGTATTTCAGGCAGTCAAGCACCTGCGCCGGTGTCATGCCTTGCGCCCGGAGCCAATCGGCCAGCCGGTCAAGCTCTTTTGCTGTCGTGTCGTTCATGGTGTCCTTTCTCCTCCTGTCCGGGTATTCAGCTTGCAACCCTGTTGCGTGTCGCTTGCTGTGCCTGAATGGTAGCACGCAACAGGGTTGCTTGTCAAGCCCTGTTGCGTGCTTTCTGCGTTTTGCACAAAATCCTGTTGCGTGCTTTGTGCAAGTTGCACTGTTGCGTGTTTTTAATTTATAATATATAATAAAACTATCCCCAAAATAGGAGGCTAACAGATGGCAGTATCAGAGAATAAGCGAAAAAATAACGATAATTACAACAAGAAATGCGATTATATCAGCATTAGGCCACTGAAAGAACGCGGCGAACAGATCAGGCAGGCGGCCAAGCTGGCCGGGCAAAGTCTGCAAGGGTACATCTTGCAGGCCTGCGCCGAACGCATGGAGCGCGACGGCCTGCCCATCGACCAGCCCGCCACCGATGAAGAAAAATAAAACAGATCAGCACAAAAGCCCCTGCAAGCTCACCGCCTGCAAGGGCTTTTCTTTTTCCCACTATTCACACCACCCCACCAGCCAGCAGGCCGCCCACCACCAGCAACACCGGGCAGCAGCTCACCCGCCAGCACCAAACCACCGCCACACCAGCACCAGCCCCAACACCGACAGCCAGCACACCGCCCACACTCAAACACACAACACCCGGCGGAACACCAGCGGCCAGCACCGCCGCCCGGCAGACCGCCGCGCCGACGATCACCAGCGGAACGCCCGCCCGCGCCGCCTGCGCAGTTACTAAACGCCCGCGCACTATACCGCCCGCGCGGTAATTACTAAACGCGCCTGTACGCACCAGCGCTCGCCCGTGCGCGGTAGGTACTGCGCGCGCGTACATTTAGCTTTGCGGGTTCGAGATCGCAAAAGTTGGGTAGGTATGAGGGCGTTTTTTCACTTCCCCTTGGGCCGGGCGGAAAAAGTAAAGGGGGGTCAAAAAAATAAAGGCAAGCACATTTTTGTGCAAGCCTTTTTCAATCCTGCATATCGCCGGTGAGCCATTCAATGGTTACGCCGAGAACGCGGGCAAATATGACAAGTTCATAATCGGTTACAAAGCGGAGGCCGGTTTCTATACGGCTGACGGCCTCGCGCCCTATGCCAAGACCGGCCACTTGGAGCTTGGCGGCAAGTGCGTCTTGCGAGAGGCGCTGCGCGGTGCGGGCTTGGTGGATTCTATCGCCGGAGATATTGGCCTTGCCCTCGTATGTGTAAATCTTCAAACCTTTTCACCTCGCTTTACTTGACAATAGCATTTTTTACGCTTAATCTTGTAATAAAGATTTACAAAACATAAAAAAGCATAGAAAAAAGTGAAAATGATTTACAGATGAAGCGGAGGCCGGGCAATATGAGAAAGCAGCAGGAATGGAGAAGCGGGCGGCAATGGCTGGTTGCGGTGCTGGCGGTGGCGCTGGGGCTGACGGTGGCCGGGTGCAGCGCCAGCGCGGCAAGCAGCCACAAACACGAATGGGAGGCGGCGACCTGCGAAACGCCGCGTGTGTGCAAGACCTGCGGTGAAACGGATGGCGAACCGCTGGGCCATACTTGGCAGGAGGCCACCTGCCTTGCCCCAAAGACCTGCACGGTTTGCGGTAAAACGGAGGGAAAGAAATCAGAAGATCATGTGTGGAGTGAGGCTACCTGCACGGAGCGGGAAAAGTGTGTGCTTTGTGGCAGAGTGAATTTCCACACGGAACCGCTGGGGCATGACTGGATTGCACCGACATTGGAGGCACCCTATACCTGCGCCCGGTGCGGAGAGCAGCAGGGAGAGCCGCTGCAATTAAGCGCATTTAACCGTGGGCACAGCGGCCAGTGGGAGGCGCACCCGACAAAGGAACAGTATGTTGGCATGAGTGGCTATGTTGCAGTTACACACTCCTATGCGTACTCGACGAAAGACAGCCCTTATGAAAACAACTGGCTTGCAGCACCGTGGTATGCAACTACCTACGAAAAAGACAAGCAGTTTTTTAACCCGGTTGGAACGGTGGAACATAAAACGCCGGTCACTGTGATCGGGCAGGAGTTGACGGACTGGCAAAGCGGGGTTTGTTGCTATCATGGATTTCTTTTGGTGGAGCGGGTGGACAATGGAGAACAATTTTATATTTCCGTGACGGACTTTGTAACGGAACCGTATTGGGAGGCTACAAACGCAAACGATGTAGGGGCTGGAAACCCGTGCCTTGCCGTGTACCACCAGCGCAGCGACTACTACCCGGTAGACCGCGACGGGAAAAAATACAATGCGGCGGACGGTGAAGTGGTAATGATATTCGGCGCTACAAACTGGGGTGGCATAGACAGAGAAACAAACCAAGTAGATGTTCTTGGGGCAAATGGCAGGGGGTTCTTTAACGCGGAGGACTTGACGGTGATCTACTAAGAACCCGGCACAGAAAAATTTTTTGAAAGTTAGCAACTTTGACAGGTTTTCTGTGGTATATTGATAGCATGAATGTTGCTTTGCAAAAAAATTGAAAAGACTTTGATTTTAAAATGAAAAAGAAATAGCAGGATTTCCGCTCAAATTTTAATAACAAAAAAGGCGTTTTAGAGGTATTTAAACACTTCTAAAACGCCTTTTTTGTTTCCCGCTTATTGTTTAGTTTTTCGGTTTCCGTGCTGTTCTAAGATTAGGTCTTTGCCCGTTTTGCGCTGCCGAGAAGGCACTCGTTCCAGAAGATCACTTACATCACAGTCGAGAGCTTCGCAAATGCGATCCATGTGCTCGTAACTGATGTGCTCCGCCAGTTCGTTATAGTAGGCGGAAATGGTCGACGGACGGATGCCTGTTTCTCGTGCAAGTCGCGCCTGTGTCCAGCGTCTTTCACCTAACAAGCGGGAGAGATGATTTTTTATCACCTTATCGCCCCTGCGACCATTCTAAAATAATCTTTAGCGGGGCGTCTTCATTTTGGTAGGATATAACGCTTTCCGTTATAATTCATAGTTGCGAACAAGGACTTCTTTGTAGCCGTCCACACTTTGCGCAGACAGCGTATTACGCCGCGAAACAGGCTCAATAATGCAGTCGGCATACAACTCCCGCACCTGTGGGCAATCATTGTAGGACAGCAGGAAGCGGCCCTTGATGTTGTGCAGCGCATCGGCCAGCCGCTTATGGTCGCTTTCTTGAAACCGTGCGCGGTAGTATTTTTCGGTTTCAACATACGGAGGATCGCAGTAGAATAAGGCGTTTTCCCGGTCATAAGTCTTAATCAAATGCTCAAAGTCAAGGTTTTCGATTATGACCCGGCGTAGCCTCTCCTGCACCGCAGGAAACGATGCAGAAATGTTGCGGACGCCTTTCGGCGCAGTTGCGAATGTTCGACGGTCTGTTCCAAAGCTGGCCTTAATAAGGTATAGACTGCGTGCCGCTCGCTGTATGTCAGTCAACCCGCGCACCTGCTCCTGTGCCCGACAGTCAAAGAACACTTCCCGCGCATCTGGGAGCATATCAAGTTCATGCTGCAGGGCGTCCGGGTGGTACTTGATGCAGCGGTAGATGTTGACAAGTTCCGCGTCATAGTCATTGAACACTTCCATGACTTTGCTGCTCGGCTCACGGCCAAACAGTACCCAGCCTGCGCCGCCGAACACCTCAATATAGCGTCCGATGTCCGCAGGCATACGCTGCAGAATCTCATTGCGCAGGGCACGCTTGCCGCCAATCCATCCGATAAAACTATTCATGCAAATCATCCTTTCCGGGGCGAAAAGGTGATTTTATGGGGGAAAACTACGACTTTTTTTCATTCTGCGTTCCAAAATAGAACGCAACGACCATTGTTGCGATGGTGAGAAACTTGTCCGGCTCGACGCTTCCGTTGAGAGACAGCACGGCCAGCACAACGATAATAACCAACGTGACGATGGTTTTCACCTTCAACAGCGCAGTGAGGGCTTCAAAAAGTCGCTTCATAAAAGGCCTCCTTTATGCCCAGTGACTCGTGTAGAGTTTCGCGTCAGTCAGCTTGCGTTCCTTGCAAACCGCCAGCACAGCGTCTGCAACAGCCTGCACCACGCTGCGGATGCAGATGATCTGCAAGTGATTCTCAGCATTAGTGTAGCTGTCTGCCGTCGTGCCGTGTTCCTTGCAGACCGCAACAACTGCGGCGGCATCGCCACTGCTGACAGGGCCAACAGTGATGTTCTGCAAAAGAGAAGTGGCAGCTTTTTCGCTGTTGGCAGGGATTTCGGCAGGCTTGTCCGCTGCCGGAGCAGCGCCATAGATGCCTGCCTTGTTGGGGATGGCTGCATAGGCCGTAGGGTCAAGCCCCTTGCCGCTGGCCGTGGCTCGTACTTCAAAATGACAGTGCGGGTGCGTGCCCTCTGCATTGCCTGTCTCGCCCATGATGGCAAGCTGCTGGCCGCTGATGACGCGATCACCGACATCGACAAGCAAGCGGGAGCAATGGCAGAAGTACATGAAATTGACCGCATCGGGGGTCTGGTCGGCATCAAGCTGGACACAAACATAATACCCCCACTCCCATGTTCTGTCGGAATGGTCGGTCACGATACGCGCCCGCGTCACACGGCCTTTGATGGGCTTCTGCGTGCCGTCGGGCATCTCATAGTACGGCATGAGGATAATGTCGCTGTCGACGCCCACGATGTCCATGCCGCCGTGCCATGTCTTTCCGCCGCCGCGTGTCATGCCGTAGCAGCCATAGCTGTACTTGATCTGCACGCGGCCATCAAAAATGCTTTTTCCCATAGAGTGTACCTCATTTTTGTGCAAAGAAAAGAGCACCCCTTGCAGGGTGCTCGCGGATACATGATTTACAGCAAAGCCGCCGTTTTTTCCCGCCAGACGGCAGGAACTTGTTCCAGCGTCGTGCGGCCCATGCGGATTTGTGTCGCGTAAAATTTAGCCATTGTATACCACCTCCGCCAAATCATAAACGGCTGCCTCAAGGGCATCCAGACGGTCAGAGGCAGTCACAGGCTCAGCCTCGCGCGGCGGCTGATAGTCCCACCACGAATCGAAGTCCGCCGTGACTTCTTCCTCGGTGACTGCGAACGCAACGCGAATCTGGCGCTCATCGCAGTTCCAGACCGTCTGCTTGTTGCCCTCTTCGTCGGTGATTTTCTCGGACGCAATATCCTTGCGCAGGATAATGTCCGTCGCGCCATTCAGTGCGAACACCTGCACGGCAGCGGGCTTTTTAACATACTGCTCCATGCGTTTGCTCCTTTAACAGTAACTGTTTACTATGCCACGATACAGAACGTTTCGCGGCGCGGATAATTTTATAGACGTTGTACTTCTGGCAAAAGCCACGGCTGTCGCTGTGCTTGATTTCGCCCCACTGACTCATAATGCGCTGTGCTCTCCACCACGGCACATACCCCAAAGCATCCAGATCGCGCTGGGCACGCAGGATTGCCCGCCGCAGTTTGACAAAGTTGCGGCCTCGGATGATGGTATAAGTGCGGCGTACCACATAGCCCATCATATCAAGACCCGGCGTGCGCTGATGGCTGCCAGCCTTGCGGCGCTTGTTCTGTTGGCGCTCGGCATCAAAGGACGCAAAGTGGATAATATCCCACGCACTCTTGATTGTCAGCCCCAGCGTCTCCTTTGCCCATCTGGTGGTGTCCTTCATCACTTTTGTAAGGTTGGATATGCGCCCATACACAGTGATGTCGTCGGCATAGCAGCAGATGGCAAGGATCATCTTGAACGACTTCCCACGCCGCACCTTGCGATGGGAGAGGATGTACCGCAGCACATAACTCATAACATAATTGAACAGCCAGCAAGGCAGATACCCGCCAATTAGCAGAACACCGTCCGGGTAGTTTGCCATGACGGCCTCCACAAGCCACAGCAAGGGCTTATTCTTTCCGATGTCGCGGCGCAGAAGATTCATAACGCATTCGACTGTCGTGGAAGGATAAGCCTTTTTAACGTCGCATTTTGCGGCATCGGTCTTGTTATGGAGCATCCGGCGAAGGATGCGTTCGTTCTGCCGCTTCCCGGCAATCTGTCCCTTTCCAGGCAGACTTCCATACTGGATCGGCAGCAGCTTTGCGCGGAAGAGCGGGTCGAGCGCTCCCTTTGCAATATATTCAAAAATCTGCTGCCACGGACTTTCCTCGCAGATGTTGCGCAGCTTCCCGTTTTCCCGCAGTTGGAACTGACGCACAGGCTCAAACGAAACGCTGCGCGCCAGAATGTCGGCATGAGCCTGCTCGGCCACGGCGTCAATGGCCGTTAGGCTTTTGTTGCAAGTACAATTTCGGATTTCTTCACGCAGTTCGGCCCGCGTGATTTTCCCGGTAGATACTAATAAATTTTGGAATCTTCTCTTTGACCGCTTGCCAGTGAAGCACAGATGCACCTGCTCCTTGATAAAATCAAGGTTTTCGATGTTCACCTCTGCTGGCTTGCAGTACGTTTTCACCAGTAAATCCTCCTTTGATTTGTGTCGTCGGCGGCGTCCGCTCTCGCTACTAGCCCCCGCTGGTTTCAAACACAATTTTCCCGATATGGGCGGATTATACGGTGCAGTATATAATGTATGGTGTAATCGACAAATCAGCCACGCCAGCCGAGCCATTCCAATTCCTATTGCCCGTTGTATTGTTAGAATTAGCCGCCGCGAGCGAGGCATTGCCATTGTTATTAAGGTTGCAGCAACGCCACGAGGCCCGCACGCCGCGCCACCCACTACAAAGGGGCGCGAGGAACTCAGAACGAAAAAGCTAACGGAAACACCGCATAACCCAAAAGCATTATAACAAGAAAACCAGAAAATCAAAAGAGGAAATACAAAAAAATAAAAATCGTGCGACCCGGCTACGCCGGGTTAATAAAGGGGCTGCGCCCCTCTTGCCTCGTCGAGCCGAGGCAATTCACCCTGCGTCACCCAGCCAAATCAGCCACGCCAGCCGAGCCATCCCAAACCCTACCGCCCGGAGTATGGCTAGAATCAGCCGCCGCGAGCGAGGCAATGCCAATGGAAACAAGGGTGCAGCAACGCCACGAGGCCCGCACGCCGGAGGTTGCAAGCCCCACATAAAAGCCTGCCTTAACACCTGTTCCACTGCCTGCCGTAGTAGATACTTTAGCAGGCCACAGAACGCCTTTATCCTTGCTTACAGCGGTATCCTCGATATACCGCCAGCCGTCTTTTTCACTGGCGGCAAAAGTCAGCGTCAAGTCCTCCTGCTTCGTGTAGTCTGCTGTGATAGAGCCTGTCGTGACCTTGCTCTGGTCGTGGCAGGTATACAGGTCAAGGGTATAATTTCCGTCAGCATCTTTGCCCCACTGCATGAACTCATCCGCGAGGATCAGATACGAGCCATTTTGGAACTCCGTGCGCTGGATAAGGCCCGGTTCCTTGCCACTTGTCGGGCTGTATCGGCTGCCATCATAGCCCTGCACAGTATCGTTCCAGCCGCTCCAATAGGGCATCGTGGAGATGTAGGTGACGCCCGCTTCGGTGTCAAAGGCGGTGTCCGTCTCGATGTTGACCGCCTTGTAGGCTGTGCCGCCGATGGTGACATCCGTGATACTGGCAATGCGTTTGTTTTTCGCCAGCTTGTACATGCTGGCAACGCCGCGATCCGCGCTCGTGCCTGTACCCTTATCGCCGATAATGACGCTCGACCCGACAAACAGGTTGGCCGCCTGCGCTGCCGTCAGCAGGACACGCTTCACGCCGGATTCTCCGGCAGCCGCAGTATACTGATAATTGTACCCGGTGCAGCCCTCAATCGTACCGCTGTTGCCCTTGCGGGCGTATTTCAGCCGGATCATGGCAAGTTGCCATTTGAGCAGTCTGCCGGATGCGCCCGCATACTGTGCGCCGCGCTTGCGCCACAGACCCACATTGTCGCTGTGGCTGGAATAGTTGATGGGCGGGCGGCCACTGCCGCAGCCGATGAGGCCGTCGCTGTCAAATCCGGCAGCATACTTCGGGTTTGCAATGTAGCCGTAGACAGTGCCGTTTTTATCCGTACCCTGCGGCCACATTTCATACCCGGTGCTGGGGTGGCAGCGCATTTTGAAATAGCGATAACCGCCCTCATCCCATTCTTTCGTGTAGGTGTTCTTCTGCAGCACCCAGCACAGGTGCTTGCTCCGGCGCACATCGTCATAGCTATCGATGAACTCGACGGCATAGATCGTGTGCGTGCCGTCCGCATTTTTCTCGGCGGCAACTTCCAGCGCCCAGAACTGCGGCAGTTTGGCGAAGTCGTCACGGTTGGCCGCAGCCTCGGTGCTGGGCGTGCAGACAAGGCCGACGCTGTCATCGGTTGCCTCGCCGATGGCGCTCTGGCTGGTAGCAAACAGAGGTTCTTTCGTGCCATGAACGCGGTTGTCGTCCAGAACTGTGCCGAACCAGCGCCCGCACAGTTCATTGCGCGTCGTCACGCCCTCCTTCCAGCAGATGTTCCACCAGTCCACGAAGAGTGTATTGACTTCCTCAACGCTTTTGGCCGCGCGAACGAGGCTGCCATAAAGGCGGTCAATGGCCGCTGCGTTTCCGCTGGCAATGATGCTGGCTTTCTGCACGGCCACGAGTTCCCGCAGCGTGCTGTCGCGGGGAAGATTAACAGTTTCTGCCATGATAAAAACTCCTTTAAACGGTGTTTAAATTAGTCGGCCACGACGGCATCCAAGCCGCCGTCAGTGTCGTTGATGACGAAAGTGACGCGCTGCACATCCTGTTTTTTGGCAAGTGCCGCAAAGATTACCTTATTCTGGACAGGACTGGCGCTGGTGTCGCTCAGTGCATCATCCACGATCACACGGCCCGCCAACTCCTGCGCCGTATCGCGGGCGGCGGCAGCCTGCTCCGCAGAGGTCTTGGCTGCCGATTCGCTGTTGGCTGCGTTGCCCGCGCTCTTCTCGGCAGCCTTCTGCGCGTTTTGCGCCGCAGTTTTGGCGGTGTCCGCATTTTTTGCCGCCGTTTCGGCTGTCTGGGCTTTGGTCGAGACGTCCTTCTGGATGTTTTGCATCTCCGTCAGCTTCTCGGCGACGCCCTCATTTACAACTTTGGCGGCAGCGTCGCCAGCGGTTTTTGCAGCGCTCGCGGCAGCAGAGGCGCTGGAGGCCGCGGCGCTTGCCAAGCCGGCAGCTGCCGATGCGCTGCCGCTCGCAGCATCACGAGCACTCTCGGCAGCCTCCTGCGCATCTTTCGCAGCTTCGGCGTTGGCTTTTGCCTGTGACGCCTCCTGCTGCAACTGTGCGGCCAAATCATAACCGCCGATGTCCTCAACGGCAGCTTCCAGTCCGGCATTGACAATGCCCGTACCGATGCGGCTGTGCCACTCGTTCAATATTTCGGCCAAACTGTTCGTGCGTTTGGCGCAAACGGAAAACTTGAGTTCGCCTTTAAAGGCCATCGGGGCCGCGCCGACCACCCAGTCAAACTCAATTCCTGTTGCATCCGCGACAATGCTGTCAATCAAATCGGCGCAGGGCTTCTTTGCCGCATTTTCACAAGAAACCTTCCACGCAAACCCATCCGCGAGGTCTACGCCCTTATAGGTGCGGCCCTCAATTCGGAAGTGTTTCCTTTCGATTTTTCGCTCGCCAGCGACGCCGAAGTTGATCTCCGAGTCCGGCACTTTAATTTCGCGGGTTGCGGCGTTGATAATAATAGTTTCTGCCATACCTTTAGTTCCCTCAGTAATACAGCAATGTAATATCCCGCATAGGGTATCCACCAGAAGCATTTTTTACATATATAGTGTTTCCTGCAATGCGGATACTTTCAATAACATTTGAGGAGGCATCACCAGAGGCACGGCCAAGGCCAGCAACACCAACCAATGTTCCGCCTGTAAGCGTGTAATGCCATTCCATACCGGGATACTCATGCGGCCAATCAGATACACGCAGCGCCATAGTTTTTAGCGCTGCGGCGCTTACGCTGCCATCGCCCGCATGACGCCCAGGCGGAATTGTAACTTTACCGCCAGGTACGATTTGTGCGCTCCAGTTTCCTCTGTCCACAATACTCCCGGCCACATGGAGGCCTTTGGACGATGATGCCGCAGTTCCTTGCATAATGTCAGAAGCCGAAGCATCTCCCAGCAACGATGCAACCGCTTCCAAACCGCCCTCCGTATAGCCGTTTGCTTTATACATATAAAGCTTTCCGTTTTCCAACGTCAGTTTGTCGGCGTCCGGCCAGCTTCCGTTATTGCGCATTGTACCTTTTTGCAGCGTTTTGCTTCCGGCATAGAACGGCACTCCATCCAGCACCTGCGAGGCTTTGGCGGTGGCCCGTGCCAACTTGCCGGAGGATAATCCACCGCCGCCATTAAAATTTAACTGTTGCCCATCAAAGGTAAAGATTGCCCAGCGTCCGGCCACAATAGTGTCACCATCCACGGCATCCGCACCGCAATAGGCGGGCACTGTCGTGCCGTTAACCGTCCATGTGTCGCCGCTGGCCCATGCTGCGGGAATTTTGCAGCGTCCAACAGCGCCCGATCCAGTCAGCTGATACACTTTGCCTTCTTTTTTACAGGTATACAGCTGCACTGTCACATTGACAGCACCGAGTTCCGCAGGATCATATTCTGCAAAGGCTTTCGCCACACGGTTTTCCAGATCGTTCATCGTGGTGGCATCAAAGGCGTCACCCTCTTCCATGACAAGACCTTCTGCGCGGGAGACTTCATACTCATTGTCGTTTTCCGTAGGAGTCAACCTACGGCGGGCAGGATGCTCGCTCTGGCGGTCATTCCACACTTTCTTCTCAAACATTAAATCACTCCAATCTCTTGTCCGGCGCAAATTTCTCCGGCGTACTGCTTTACGCTGTTGCGCTGCCACAGTTCGTGCAGACTCCACAACACCTGCTCCATGTCATTGATGGCGCTGTACAGCGTGCTCGGCGCTGTGGGAATGTTCGGTGTACCGGGCAGCGTGTAGTATGCAGCCCGCACAGTGGCGAGGTTGTCCAAAATACGCTGCATCTGAGCGCGGGTCAGCAGCCCCAGCGACGTCCATGTGCGGGTGTCGATCTCTACGCCCAGAAGCTGCGCCATGTGGGCGGTGTTGCCCTCGATGCGATTTAGCAGTTCTGCCGTGATATAACACTTTTCCGCTCCTGCTGCCACATCGGCGGCAGTTCGGTCATAAACAGGCGTCTGCCACATTAGATGAAACTCCTTTCGCCTGCGTGGATTTCTTCGCCCGCATAGGCTGCGGCATTGTTGGACAGCTTACGGCCCACAATCTTCGCGTCGGCCAGAAAGCCGCCAGTCAAATCAAATTCCAACTTCGTAACAACACCGCGCACCATTTCACCGCCGAAACTCTCCACGATCAGACGGTCAGCCAGCTTCTCATCCCCGGCGACCATGCGGAAGGTCTGCTCATAGCGCTGGGCGTAGTAGTCCAGCACGCGGGCGGCCACTGCGGCAGCCCTGTCCGGGCTTACAAGGGTCGCGTCCGGCACGGACACTTCATTGCCCTGCGCGTTTGACGGCAGATTTGAGGCTTCTCGCCGCAGGACGGTAGCGCTGTCACTGTACTTGCGCCCGGTCACGCAGACTTCGGCAGCCTTGCTCACGGTCAGCGTGCAGTGGTTCACGCCTCGTTCGCTCAGCTCTGCGCCCCTGACGGCCAGACTGTCGGCCACTGCCGGAGCATCAAATGTCACACGGTAAGTGCCCGGTTCAAGGGTGTCTTTGTACAGTTCCTCCGACGCCTCACCGGGGATATAACGGTGCGCTGTCACCGACACCGCAGTTACAAGCGCAAGGAGCGTGACTTTGCTGCCGTCCTGCAGGCGGCGATCTGTTCCAATCAGACCACTGGCACGCTGCGGAGCGGGCACGATTCGGATGATTTCGCCTCGGCTGCAGTCCACCACCGCGCCAATGGCAAAGGCAAGCTGCTGCAGCGCTTCGCGCCGTGTTCCGGCAGGGATGTAACCCTGTATCCGTTCTTCGCCCAGAACGCTGTCCAGTGTGTAAGGATAGCCGCTTAGGATTTCCGCTGCCAGCGACGCCACATGGGTGTCATATACTCCGCCGTCAAATGGAGAGCCATCAAGCAGGCCGATGGTGTCGATTGCCGTAAAATCGGCCAGTGTGTCATCCTCGTTCGACCAGTCGTCCAGATAGAACGTGCCCATGCAGTAGCTTGTCGTGCTCGTATCGTGGGCGCTTCGGCGCACATCCTCCCACACAGTCAGCTTCTGGCGGTGCTGCAGCACATCAAAATAGCCCTCCGGGTTTAAGATGGAGAAGCGGCCCTCTTGATTGAAGAGCGTTAGGTTCAGTGTGTTTATGCTGACCTCTGCGCTCAGCGGGTCACATTCCTCCAACACATGAGCCTTGATGATCTCCTCTCCGGAGAAGTGCAGATACACACCATAGTCAATCCCGGCCAGCTTCAAATACCGCCCCGGCTTGTTCGTCTCCAAAAACATCAGTTGGATGCGGCGATAGTTCTCCACCTTGTGGGCGCAGTAGTAGTCCACGGCGTCCGGAGTGAACATGGTTACGGCCAAAAGGCCATCGTTGGCATCGTACCACTGAATTTTGACCTTGCTCGCCCAGTCATCTGTCGGGGAGTAGAAATGCAGTGTCAGACCGCTGCTACTGTGATTCTTGTCGAAGCGGATATTCAGCACGGGCGGATTGGCAAAAGCACCGTTTCCGTTCGACTGTTCCGTGCTCCAAAAGCCCCAGAAATACTGCCGAGGCGTTTCGGGAAAAAACAGGAAGCTGCCGTCCATGAGCCATTGCCGCGTTTCCAGCGTGCCGTACTTGTTCTGATTCGGCACGGATTCCAACAGTAAATCCTTGCTTAAATTGCAAAAATCCTTTGCATCCTCCGTGACGGGGGCGCTGTCGCTCCGCGCAGTGACATCGTACAGACCGAACTCCACGCGGGTGCTTGTGTTCATGGTCGTTCGCCTCCTTTATGTCCTTGCAGGCTTCTGGGCAATAAAATTCGCGGTCAGATTCTTCCAGTAGTTTTTTTCAGCCTTTTTCCGCAGCAATTCGTCGCCGACATTGGAAAAGTAAGCTGTAAAGGTATAGTCGCCGTCTTCATCTGGCACTGTAACCTCATGGAACTCCACAGGCTCCGTCAACTTGTCCCACAGTCGGGCGTATTCCTTGCGATCCAGCCCCGGCCCAAATTGCAGCTTGTAGTTGAAGTACACGCCAATCAACTCGCGTCTGAGGTGGCCGTTGGCGAGGCGCTCCGCGTATTTATCCAGAAAATCCGCGCTGCGCTTTACGCTTAGCACGTCGATTTTGAATTGTTCGCCGTCAATTACGATCATCAGTTTCCTCCCACCACAAGCCGCGCACCACGGCGGACTTTTTCTTTGTCGATGTAGGGCATCAGCAGGCGCACAAGCTGTTCCAAACCGCCGCTGGCGGCAAAGCGGATTGTGATGTCCTGCCCGCCCCACTCGGCCAACACCTCGGCCAGCGCCTGCTGGATTGTTTCAAGAGGTGCTTCCACATTCGTGCCGTTTGTCTGGTCGCCCAGCACAGCGAGAAATTCGTGATTTGCCGGAATGACTGCGCCCTGTGCCAGATAGGGAATTTGCGGTGCGGTGATGGGGTCGATGTTGAATCCAACCTTAGCCGTGCCCAGTGCATCCTGTGCAAATTCGGGCACATCAAAACTGAAGCCGTTCAGCAGACCGATGACAGCGTTCATGCCGCCAACAATCGCCGAAATCATGCCGTTTATGATGCGGATGATGCCGTTGACCGCGCCGCGCACCACAGAGGTAATGCCATCCCAAATAGAGGATACCGTATCAGCCAGCGCCGACCACGCGGCAGTCCAGACAGCGTTCAGCGCCGCCCCTGCCATCGACAAGAGCAGGGAAAGACCCTTCCAGAAATTGCTCCATGCGGTGGTGATGTCCTCCCAAATCTGCATAGCCGCCAGCTTGATAATCAGCCAGCAGGCCGACCATGCTGCTTGCAGCGCCGCGCCTGCCATGCGTAAGGCGAGGTCAATCCCTTTCCAGAAATTGTTCCAGCCTGTGGTGATGGTCTCCCAGATTTGCAGACCGAGCAGCTTTATCGTCAGCCACAGAGTATCCCAGATGTGCTGCAGATTCTCTCCGGCAGTGTTCAGCGCCTGTGCCAGATCATCAAGTGTCTGTGAAAAGTTCTGTTTGATTTCGTCCCAGTGGGTCACCAGATAATTGATGATGACCGCTGCGATAGAGGCCAGCACCGCCAGCAACAGCACAGGCCATGCACCGATGGCTGAGATGACCGTGACGATCAGCGAGCCGAGGCCGCTTAAAATAGCAGGAAGCACCGTGTCAAGAATAAACGTGCCAATCACAGGCAGCAGGCTCACGGCCAGCGCCGCCATCAGAAGCGGCCAGCAGTTGGAAATGAGTTCGGCAACCTGCGCCAGAATACCGACCCAGTCTACCGCCTGCAAGCACTCCATGATTTTGCTGCCGACAGCGTCCCAGTCAACTTGACCGAGAATCGTGTTGATGGCCTGCAGCACATCCAATGCCAGCGTGCTTAACGCAGAGAACAGCCCCGGCCAGTCAATCGCGGCAATCATCGCCACGATGTTGTGCCCGAGGTCATTCCAGTTTGTGCCCTGCACCGCCGCAATCAGCGCGTTCAGCAGGCCGATGGCAAAGCCGCCCACACCCAGTCCAGCTTCCAGCCACGGAATGTTGGTGATGGCAGAATTGATGCACGTTGCAATGCCATTGCCTAAATCCGTCCAGCCGCTGTAATGCAGCACAAAGTTATACAGCGTCAGAATGGCTGCACGCATCCCATCCGTCAGCACACGCCCCAGCGTGTCCCAGCGCAGTTCAGCAACAGCAGTTGTCAGTCCTTCGGCAATGCCCGCGCCCAGACTGTCCCAGTGGATGCGCTGCATCAGCGTGTCCGCAAAGAGCAGCGCCGTGTTCAGTCCCTGTGCAATGGTGTGTCCGATGGCAGTCCACAGGCCCGGTACTTCGATAAAACCATTGATGCAGTCGGCAATGTTTGTTGCCCACTGCACAGCCTTATCCTGTATATCCGGCCATGGGATGGCGTTCAGACTGTCACGCAGCTTCTCGCCGATCAGCTGCCCGACCTTGTACCAGTCGCCCTGCTCTATGGCATCCATAATGCTGTCAAGGAATGGATTCTCCGCAGAAAAGTCGAAGTCTGGGGTAATGCTGTCTGCTCCACCACCGCCCCCGCCGCTGCTATCGTCGGACTGCTTGTTCAGCACGTTCAGTTCGTCAAAGGCGGCCAGTTCACCGTTGGCGTCCTTGACCTTCTTCGCCGCGCTGCCCGCCGCCGATCCGACGCCGTTCATAGCCTTGGCTGCTCCGGAGCTGGCGGAGATTGTGCGCCCGGTAAAGAACGCCACCAGCCGCGCAATGTAACTGAACACCATCGCCGCCGCATTTGCCAGCGCAGTCAGCGCGGGGGTAAGTATCTGAATGATGGGCGCAGCCGCCGTGGCCGCTGCGCCCTGCAAGCTGCCGAGCGCCGCCCGCAGGCCGGACGAAGACAGCAGTGTCGTCCCCATCCAGCTTGTCAGCGTCCGAAGCCCGGAGGAAAGCACATTGAACACCAACGCGCCGGACACCAGCCCTGCCAGTCGCTTGCGGAAGTGTTCCGTGCTCTGCGCAGCCTGTGCCAGCCGTTCCTGCACACTCTGGGCCTTGCTTTTCACAAAATCAAAAGCCTTGCCGCCGATAGAGCCTATCGCGGACAATGACCTTTTCAGAATCTTACTCACTGATGCCGCGTTGAACAGCTTTGAGACGAAGGCATCCATCGCATTCGCTGCACGCTGCACATTGGATACATCCACCTGCGCCGCTTGTGCAGCCTGCGCGGCGTTGGCAACAGCCTCGGCCTGCCGGGTCGCCTCATCCTTCTCCTGTGCAAGCTGGGCAGTCAGTTCGGCGTGCCGTTGCTGCAGTGCCTGCACGGCGGCATCCTGTGCGTGGTAGGCATCGGCGGCAGCCTGCACAGCGGTATCCTGCTGCTGCAACTTTGCGGCCAGCTTGTCGCTCAGCGTTTCGTCGCCCTTGGATGTGACGCCGAACTTCGATTTGCGTCCGGCATCCAGTCGAGCGTTTACTTCGTCGAGAGCGGCAACCGTTTCGGCAGCTTTCTGGCGGGCGGCTTCCAAATCGTCCCGCAGCTTATTCCGTTTGGTCGTAGCCGAGCCGAGGCCCTTTTCCACCGCATTGATTTCTCGCGCGGTTTCTTTGGCCTTGGCCTGCAACTCTTTTAAGTCTGCCTCGGCCTTTCGGTTATTAAAGCGCGTATTGATAACGACTGATGCCATAGCTTCACCTCCCCAGAAGATCCAACAGCCTTTCCTTTTCGGCCTTATCCTCGGCACTTTCTGCCGCATGGATTTTAATAACGGCAGCGTTCTCGCGGGCAAATTCCTGCTCGGATTTGTCCAGCATTTTACCGCGTGCTCGCTTGTTTCTGATGTTCACCACCTGCGCAAACAGGCCATCGCCGATGCCATGAAATGCACCGAGAAATTCCCACCAGTGCAAATACCCGCATCGGCGGCAGCTATACCCCAGCACTTTGTCCACAGCGGGTGCGATCAGAGCAGCATCCTGCTCCCAATCCACCAGCCGGGGGCGGAAGCCTTGCTGCTCATCCTCTTTTCCCTCGTTGATAAAAGTAAAAGCCGCCCGAAGCGCAGCGTTTGCGTCGGGCAGCTCTTTCCAGCGGGGATATAGAATTTGCAGGCAGGCAACGTACTGCTCCTGCTGTGTCAGGTCGGGGTCAGTCAGCGCAGCCAGTGCATCCAGTACGGCGCGAAAATCCGAGCGGATCGCAAAGCTGCGCCCGGCCACCATGACGGTGGTGGGTAATTCCCATGCACTCATGCCTGCTGACCGGGGGCAAGCCCCTTGCTGAAGTCGGCATAGACGGCGGTGTGCTTTTTGAGTCGCGCTTCGGCGGCAGCGATTCCGGCCTTGTGCGCTTCCTCCACCAGAGGGGCAACAGCTTCCAGCACCTTTTCAAAGACAAAAGCACCGTCATCGGCAAGAGCCAGCGCCGAAAGTCCGCCAAAGAAAACCGAGGACACATCACTGCCAAACACCTTGTTCAGTTCAGCCTTGATGGTCGTATCCATTGCGAGAATCTTTTCGGGTGTCATGTCCTGCTTGGCCTGCTCCGCCAGTTCTGCGATGGCATTGCGTGCCGAGACGAAGCGCCCGGAAATGCCGATGTCGGCAGGGTTGATTTTGATGACGCCCAGCAGTGTGCCGTCAGCGTCTTTCACGTCATAGCTTTTGACGCCGCGATCAATAACCAGTTCCATGATGGCTGCTCCTTTCATGCCTCGGCGGTGAATGCCTTGGTGGTGGGGTTGAACGTGCCTTTGGTTTTAACGCCAGTATAATGCACGTTGAACGGAATCTGATAACCTGTGGTGTCACCGCCGTAGCTGCTGACCTCGATGTAGCACTCTTCCCGCACCGCAGGGAACGCGCCGCTGCTCTGGGCGTCCCACAGCTTGACTTCCACGATGTCGGTTTTCAGATCATCCAGAACCAGATCGTTGTCGATAATGCTCTGCAGCTTCTCAAACAGCGGGTCGCCTTTCTCGGCGTAGTAGGGACTGACCTCGCCCTGCTTCTGGTAGCTGTCGATGCTGACAGTCTCGTTGCCGAGAATGTTGGTTTTCTTTTCGACGTTGGCGGACAACTCCGGGGAGTATTCCTCCAAATCTTTGCCCAGCCGCACATAGCTGGCCGTGCCATCATCTGCGGCAAAAGTTGCATTCAGATAATGCGCCATATATTTGCGTTCGATTTTCATGCAAAATCCTCCGATTCATAGGTTTTTGTGTAGCGCAGGCTCAGCACGACCATATAAGTCGCCGTGCCTTCGGCCTCCGCTTCGTACAGCACACCGTTCTGGGCGCGGGCGATGACAGACTCTTCGGCGTCGCCAAAGTTTGGAGCAAGGCCGTGGGTACTCTGCTCCTGCACCCAATGCTGGAAGTCGTTGACCCAATCTGCGTTGATCTTCGCGCCCTCATCATCGCCTGCACTTTTGGCAAAAGTAAAGTACAGACCGAAGTTGCTCTGATTTGTGACGCAGACTGCGCCCGTGATATAGGTGCGGCGTTCAATTTCCTGCAGCCCCTGCGGGAAGACCGCGCCGCAGCTGGGCACTTGGTCGGTGTAGTCGACATGCCAATCCTTCAAGATGTCATGCCCCTCATAGGTGCGCAGCCATGTGATGACCTGCTCAAGTTCACTCATTCGCCAGACCTCTTTCCAATATAGCGTTCCAGATCGGCAGCCAGCGCATCACCCTCGGCAGCCACAAGCGCACGATCCCAATGCCCTCCGGCAAGGGGATTCTTTGTTTTTGTATAGTTCAGCGGCTTCCCGCTGCGGCTCACGCCGTTATACAGATAAACCGCCTGCGGCTCTTCGGTGACGATCTCCGGCACGCGGGGGTCGGTCTGGGCGACGGTCAGCTTGATGGTCGCGCCTGTACGGTAGGGCATATACTTTTGAATGCGCCGCAGCACATTCTTGGTGTGGAACATTTGCGTATCACCCTGTTCATCCAGTCCCACTTCCTGCAAAATCTCTTCTGCAGCGGGAAAATCAAGCGTGACCCTCATTGCTTACCGCCTGCCTCCACATGGTACAAAACATTGCGGCAGCCCATGTCCCGCACCCAGTCTACAGTAACCACACCGGGGCGGTTGGCCGGGACGAAGCTGCCCCACTGTTCGCGGGTTGTGATTTCTTCCCCAACACCCTCCACAATGCGATCCCCGCATTCCAGCACATACACGCCGGGGATGCCGTTAAAAAGGGCGGGGGCAGCCCTCCGCGCGTTTTTGTTGGGAATTACCAGCAAAAATTCGTCGCAGGATTTGCCCCCGCTTTTATCAACGGTCTGCACGGTTTTACGCTCAAAGTACGCGCCATGAATTACGCAGCGCGTCACCCGGAAGGGATTATAACACGCATGGTACACGGTAACGGTCTGGCGGCACAGGTCATAGATCGGCGAACGAAGCGCTCCCTCATACCGCATCAGCTGCACCCCCTGTACACATCAGCATACAAGCACAGAATGCGATAGTATTCTGCCGCCTGTGCCTTGGGTGTCGCATCAATGGCTGCTGCCGTGTTGGCGGCGTAGCTTTCGCTTACGCTGCCAATCGTAACGCTGGCCGGAGCAGCCGCAGCACCGCTCTGTACATCGGCAAACCTGCGCTGGGCGTCAGCAATGGCACACACAGCCGTGTCGCGGGCGCTGTCGGTGGGATATTCCACGCGGTACAGCCGCTCGTATCGCCGAATCAGCGCGTCGGCATCAGCATAGGCGGTCTGCCACTCGTCCGGCTGGACAGCCTTGCCGCCATATTTGCAGACGTAAAACTCGTAACTCGTCATGGGTTTACTCCTTGGCCGCCGCCCTCTTCGTGCGCTTGGCGGGCTTTTCTTCCGCCGCAGTATCCGTCACTTCGGGGAACGGCAGTTCCGCTGCCGCCTCGGCGGGCAGAGCATTGTCCGGCACAGGCTGCGCGTTGACCGCGGGGGTCAGCTCGGCGGTGGGCGGGATGTATCCGATAATAGCCATAGTAAATCCTCCTTACGCCTGGTCGTAGCTGAAGTACATGCCAGACAGCATATTCTTGTATGCCTTGGCGATGCCCACCATGCGATAGCCGAAGACATAGGCATCCGCGTCCGGGTTGTTCTCCGGGGCGATAATCTTCGGGGCGGCGTGCTTCGTGTACTGGATGAGCGCATCCTTCTGGATGATGGAGAAGTTGATGTTGGCCGCGCCGGCTGCCTTCGTGTAACCGCCGACTTCCTCCCCGGTCTTGCCGGAAAGCTGCTTGATGGCCGTGTAGAAGCGGCGCTGGGGAACCTTGATGACCCGTTCGAAGCCTTCCAGAACCTTCTTGCTCTTCGTGGTGTCCATATCGTTGATGCCCTGCAGCAGCGTCGGCGTGATGAACAGGTAGCGCCCGGTGGCGGTGACTTCCTCATCGTCCATGGCCGTCACGGCAGCACTCAGCGCCGCAACGGTGGCCGCGCCATCGGCAAGCGTCTCTTCCTTCTTCGTGACGCCGCCGATGCCGCAGTAGGACGCAAAGCGGAAGGCGTCCAGTTCGGGCACAACCTTGTCACGGATGAACTGAGCGGACAGACGGCCAAAGGCAAGGCCAGCGGTTTCCAGATCGTCCATGACGTCCACGTCAAAGCGGCGGCCACGGTCAAAGTTGCACTTGACCGTCTCGTTCGTCATGGTGACGCCGCCCTGCACATAACCGCCGTTGCGGCTGTAGTCGGCCAGACCGTCCATGCTCATCATGGGGATGATGAGTTCGTTGGCGTTCGCGCCCTGCTTGGCGAGTTCGGGCGCACCGTCCAGCACGCTCGTAAGCGAGGCCAGTCGGTAGCACTCATCCAGCTTGGGGACAAAAGATTTTGCGAGTTCGATAGTGTTGCTCATAGGTTTTGCTCCTTATCTTATTCCATCGGCAGGCCCATCGCTTTGCGCAGGGCACTGTCAGAATTGTCGGCGGTCATGGCGGTGCGGCCCGTGCCTGCAGCATAGGGCGGCGGAGTTTCCTCGGTGTCGAACATATAGCCGCTGTCCTTCTGCAGCGCGGCCAGTGCGGCGGGAATGTCCTTGTCGGGGTCTTCGCTGCCGCGCAGGGCGTCCAGATCGAGCAGAGCACGGATGGCCTTGCCGCTGCGCCCATGCGCGGCAGCAATAGCGGAATCCAGCTTTGCATCAAACTGTACCGCCGCAACGCGGGCGTCCGCATCCTTTTCGGCCTGCTCCGCCTTGGCCTGCCATTCCTCGGCGCTCTTGCGCAGGCCGTCGATGTCGGTGTCCTTGTACTCGGCCAGCGCCTTGTTGGCGTCGGCCAAAGCCTCCGCCGCTGTACGCTGGGCATCCTTGGCCGCGTCGTAGTCGGCCTTGGCGACAAAGCCCTTGTTGATCTCGGCGGCGATCTTGTTGTCGATTTCCTCATTGTACCCATCACCGAGGATGGGTTTCAGCCAGTCAATCATAGGTGATCTCCTTCGTCTGTGTTGTCTGTGTCGCTATCATCCTGCGCTTCATCGGCGCGGGAGCAGCTTCCTTCGGGTGGGATTTCGGGCTCAGAGTGATATTCCTGCAGCCGATCCCTCGGCAGATGCGGGTGCGGATCGGGCCGCAGATGCGGCGCGTGGTACTTGCCAACCCTGTGCGGCTGCGGGTGTGAGACGATCCGCTTGTTTTTCCTGACACGGAGCACGGGGCCGAAAAGCTCCCGAAGCTGCCGCATAAAGGAATCAAACGCACGCTGCGGGTCGGCATAACAGGTTGTGTCATAGGTAATACAGAACATAAAGCACCTCTTGCATAATTTTGGGCACGAAAAAAGCACCGCTTTAAAAGCGGTGCAAATGGCGTTTATACAGTGTTTAAAGGGGCTTTGCTTTTTTGAACAGTTCCTTGAGGAAAGCGTCGTGCTCCGCTTCCAGTTCGGCCAGCGGGCGCGGTGGGGGCTTGCTGGGGTCAAAGGCGATGCGCTCATCTTCCGCCGTCCAGTTGCCTGTTGCTTTAAGCAGATAGATGGAATCCGTAGTGGCGCTGCGGTCTGGGTCAGGTGTCCAGTCGAAAAAATCCGGCTCAGGATCATCCTCAGTATAAGGCCAGCCTCGCGTAAGGTCTGCTCGCCACTTTGCGATTTCTTCTGGAGTCGGAGGGTTATCTTGAAAATACGAGCCCATACTTAGCACCATCCCTTCGCAGTTCTTCAGCAAACGCAATACGCTGCGCAAGCGCATCTTCGATTTTGCCGGATTCACCTTTATAAAGAGGATATTTCTTTTTTAAAGCCTTAAACCAGCCCTCGGCATTCTTTTGGGAATAGCCGAACACCTTCTCACAGGTGAACAGCGCTCCGGCATTACCGACAGCGCCGATGCCCTGCATCTGAGGGCGCTTGATAAGCTGCTGTATATCCTCTGGACTAAGTATACCATTGCTGGGATGGTTATGTAAAGAGTAGTAGGGCACTTGTATCTCCGGGGGCTTGACCTTCATACTGTTCTGCCCGCCCACATAGTAGCCTGTGCATTTACCGTCTTTGGTGAAGTTCACGACAGCCTCTGTGCCGACTTCCAGCCTCTGCACCTTTTTCAGCACGCCTCTGGCGTATTCCTGCGCCAGACCGTTGACCTTGTTGGAAACGCCTTGAAAGAACGGCTTCGGCACAGCCCGGATGCGTTCATCCGTGACGCTGTACAGTTTGTGCCCTGCGATTTCTACGTCCCGAAGTTGCTCCGGCGCAGCCTTTTTGTAGGCCCACACGGCCCGGTTGGACCGGCTGCGGCCAAACCCGGCCACCTGCAGGCGTTCGCTGCGGGCGGGCAGACCCACGGCCTTGCAGAATCTCGCATACTCGGCCTGCACGACCCGCAGCTTGATTTGATGCTTCTGCAGATCGGGGCTTTCGGTTTCTTCGTCGGCCAGAATCTGGCGCTTGATGAGCCGGATGCCGTTTTCGATGCGACTCTGCTCCTGCCCGGCCTCGTACAAGGTGTACCGGTAGCCATTGTACACAACGCCGCGCTCGTTGTCATCCTTGAGTTTTTGAAGCTGGGCTTCGGTGTACTGCGGCGCGGTCACGCCTAAAATGATGGGGCTTGCCGTGTGCCCGCAGTTCAGGCGCCCAATGCGACGCTGCAGGCTGTTGTTCAGTTTTTCAAATTCAGCGTCGCCGTACTGCCGCCCCTGTATCGGCTCATGGTCGGGGGCGCAGGCGGCGTGGGCACTGATTTCCCAGCCGTCGCACCCCAGCGCGTCATGGTCGGCGCGCTGGATTTCATCGTCCAACTGACCGAGTTGATCCATGATGTACCGCCTGCAGGCGTATTCAATACCGACGCTGCGCCCGCTCTTTTGCTCAATGGTGCGCAGGCCGCGCTTCGCCAGCGGCGTCACGGCGCGGCGGATGGCCGTGTTCAAGTCCAGTGTACCTGTGGCAACCTGCCGGAAAGCAAAATCCATTGCGCGGGCGTAGGCTGTCTGCAACGGCTGCGCCTTGCCCTCCGGCGTATCGGCCCACAGGTCACGCAGCAGTTCGCGGGTCTTGCTCTGGGTCATGCGGGTGTAGGCTTCGGTCATCCGCTTTAGGCTTCCGTTTTCATCAAGGCTCAGGCTCTTGTCAGCCACATATTCAAACAGGCTGGCGATGACTTCCTCGCTGATGCCGATCTGCTTCGAGACGGCCTGCTCAATGGCCTTCTTGCTTTCGCCTAATGCCTGCGCCCGATAAAGCTGGTATTCGGCAGTGTCAGTGATAGCCCCGGCCTTCTGCACGCGCCTGCTGATGTCCTTGATAAGTTCATCGATGCAGGGCTGCGTCATGGCAAGAGCGGCATCACTCAAGCCCGCACGCTGCTCAGCGGTCATGCGGTATCACCTCAACCTTCAAGGTCTTTCAACTCCGGCATATAGTTTTTGCGGATTTCGGCAAGGTCGGCTTCCGTCTCGGCGGGCAGGTCAAACTTCCACGCCAGCGCCAATTCCGGCTTCAGCAAGCCCATCTGTACAAGTTCCTTGCGCTCCGTCCACTCTTGGTCGGCGTCGTACAGCACACCGTTGCCCCATGTTACGGCAAGTTCGTCGGCATCCCATGCCGACGCATCGCACAGGCGGTATGCCTGCCCGATCTGGTCGCCGAGCCGGAGCGCAGCCTGCAGGGCGTCGTAGTACAGATGCTGAAAATCCATAATTGACAGGCTATAATCGCCCGCGCTGGAATTGATCTCCGTCGCCGTTTTGCTCACAGCCTCGGCGTCGGAGAGGATGCCGCGCTTGATGCCCAGCAGATTTTCGATAGCCTTTAAGTAGGTCTGCCGCCGCGCCTCGTAGCTTTCATTGCGCAGCGCAGGCGCAAAGGGCGTGATACCGACGCTCTGCTCGTTGCCGTCCAAACCGACGAACACATCATCGGTCAATGATTTTTTGCCGTTGTGGGTGCGCAAAATATCGGCACTCGCCACAACGCGCATCCTGCCCAACTCAAACTCACGGCTAAATTGCAGTTCATTTTCGTTGATGCGGTGGATAAGCCCCATTGCAGGCTCGTAGATGGAAACGCCGTCCGCGCTGCCATCTACACAGTTTGTGATGGGCATCCGCAGGAACACCATGCCGACGCCATCAATGGGCACGGCAAAGGTGTACTCATCTTCCAGCCGCTCATATTGCGGCAGGCTTGCCAGCGGCACGCGCCGCCCCAGTGTGCTTTTGTTGTCGGAGCAGTACAGGCAGTACTGGATCGTGAGCCGCCCGGCAAAGGATGTGCGCCGCTCGACCAGCGTGTAAAAATGATGGTCGGCAGATACAGACTTCTCGCACAGCGCCACATCCGAGGGGATGCCGCTTGCATCGCGGCCTAAAATAATGACGGAATCACGTCCCACGATCTGCCATGTCAGCCGTCCATCCGGCATCGGTACAGGCTTTGCCCATGCCTCGCCGCCAATCATGGCCTGTGTCATAAAACTGGTCTTGCAGTCATCAAAGGCGCTGCGCACGCCGTCAAGGTATTTTGCCTTGGCACTGTCGGTATGCTGCAGGCTGCTGTCATACTCGCCGAAGGTTGCCTTGCACAGCTTGTTCACAATGGCATACGGCAGGCGCTGGCAGGGGTCTTCGGTTTTGGTCGGGGCACGGCCATACCATGCAGCATACCACTCTGCGATGGCGTGCTTCATGGCACTGCTGGTGGCATCCGTCATGCCCAGCGCCTCTTCAATGTTTTCGACTGCGTTGTTTGTCAGTGCGCGGATCAGAGCGCCCATCATGCTTTCCCCCTAGAGTGATTTCCCGAAAGCAACGCGGCCACAGGCAATAGTCTGTCGCCGCCCGCCAAGGGCAGCCCCGGCATTCATCCGGCTTTTTCTTTGGTTTCTTTTTCATGGCTTTCCACCACGACAGTCGGTGTCATGTGCCGCAGTGCATATTCCAGCCCGGAAATATAGCACTGTTGCCGCTCTACGGTCTGCCGCAGTTCCTCCTGCTTCTTGTTGGCGGCTGCCAGTTCCTCCAGCAGCGATTCATAGGCCCAGCGCGGCAAAAAGCGATCAATGAGCCATTTCCGAAATTTCTTCATCATGCACCTCTGCGCATCCAGATACGGTTGACAGCATAGCGGACGGCGTCAATGTGGTGGTTGTCTGCATCCACATACCCCGGCAGTACTGTGCCGTCACGGCCAACCTCGTACTCATATTCACTGAACTCCTTTGCCGTATCGGGGCAGCGATGCGGGTCGATGACGATGGCTGCCAGCCCTTGCAGCCACTTCATGCTCTGGTTCACACTTCCCGGCCCTTTGACAGCCTCACGGCAGAGGATGCCAAAAGCGCGGTAGTCGGCGCAGGATTTCATCTCTGCGGAATCGGCGGTCACGCTCTCCCACGATTCAATACGCTGCTGCACCAGCTTTGCGGTTTCCTCGTTGGAGGTACGCAGCCGGGTCAGTTCGTCGAAGATATACAGCGTTTTGCGTGCCGCATCATAGTGGCAGCGGTTGAACGCCCACGGGTCGGGATACCAGCCCCAGTCAACACCGTTTTCAATGGTGTCGAAGTTTCGGATAGTCTTTTGCGAGATAGGCTCAAGCCGCAGATTTTCAAATACCTGCGTGCCGCTGCCGACGACCTCGCCCAGATATTCATGGCGGTATTTCGTCGGCTGCGTTTCCTTGATGTACTCCGCCTGCGCCAGAAACTTCGGGCCGAGCCATGCAGCAGGGGCTTGCAGGTAGGTCGAATGATGGATGCGCTTGCCCTTGCGTTCCTCGCGGGCGTAGCGGTTTGCCCAGTTGCGGCTGGCAGCCGGAGGGTTGAAGCTGATAAAGGTAAGGCCAAACTCACCGCCGCGCAGCGCAGACTGCTGCACATTGCGCACGGCATCTTCGCCGCCCTTGATTTGGTCGGCTTCCTCAAACCACAGGATGCCGATGTAACCGAACGGCAGCTTGATGGATTTGATTTTCTGCGGATCATCCAGTCCACGGAACAAAATGCGCTGCCCGGTGGGTGTGTAGGTACACTGCAGCGGGCTTTGTGTGCATTTGAATTTTGCGGTAAGCCCCAGCTTGTCGATGGCCCACAGGATTTGCGCATACACGCTGTCACGCATTGTGTCACCGACCTGTCGGGTCACAAGCGCATGGCAATCCGGGTGCTTCAAAAGCTGCAGCACCAACTCCGTGCCGACATAGGAACTTTTCAAGCTGGCGCGTCCGCCCGCTTCAACCGCTTCGTCGATAACGCCCATGTCGATCAGCTTGTGCGTCTCATAGAAGGCGGGGCCGATGATCTCCGACAGCCGTATACGTTTTTTATTCGACGTCATCCACGATCACCACCTCATCGCTGCCGCCGCTCGACTGCATCTCACGGTACATCTTGATTGCTTCAATATCACCGTTGCGGGCTTTTTCGACCAATGCAGCATGGATGGCTGCATATTCCCCGGTAGCGTATTTTTCGACCATTGCATCCAGCATAAGGCCGAAGTCCTTTTTGCCCAGCCGTTTATACTGCGTTTGAAGAGTCTTTAAATCCTCCGCAGGATTATACTCTTCCTGCTCGGCGGCCTGCCGGATTCCGGCAATCAACTCCCGGACACTGCCGTTTTTTGTTCGCATCGGCTGCTCCTTTCCTAATAAAAACAGGGCGTCGATTTCTCGACACCCAAAACAGCCCCAGAAACGGCGCTGTGCGCGGTTCTCTTATTCTGCGGGCAGTTTTGCCGCCCGCCGCATTTGAACGTTTTTGAACGGCGCTCTCGCGCATTTAAACGGTGTTATGGCGCAGGGCTGGATTGCAGGGCATATTTTAGGGGCAGGCTTCGCCATTTCCGCCTTGCTGCAAGCCGGAATCCTCTAAAATATGTCCGCTGCGTTCATGCTGCGGGGCGTACCAGCCGCAGCATTATTTGCAGTTTCCTGTCTGCCGTTCAAACGGTAACTGAGGGTTATGGTTTTATCCTCGCCGCCGATAGGCACACGCACCGTGGCGCGGCGGTCATGGCGGTTCACTTTTTCCAGCATATCCTTCAAGTGAGCCAGCGGCCCGCTGGTAAAGTCCAGTGTGCCGTCGGCCTGCATCTCGGCCTCGCTGGGCGGCAGCGGGCCGTCCCCGGCCAGCCAGAGGATGTTGGCTTCCTCATGGGCGCTCAACGCCTCCGGCGTGCCTTTGGTGGCTCCCAGCCAATGCAATACACCGTCTTCATGGCGCACCGCATAATAGACGCGGTACACATCCGGCGTGCTGACGAAGATGTAGCTGGGGAACAGCGTGTAAAGCTGTTCCTGCCATTTGCCGCCGCGCCGGATCATCCGCCGCTCCTGCGGGCATCTGGCGTCCACGCCCTTGCCGCGCAGCTTCCGGGTGATTTCGGCTTCCATCCCGGTCATAACCTGCAGGGCGTACATACTCATGTGCCGCCCTCCTGCGCCTTGCGATCCAGATAGGCCGACACCTGTTTGTACAGATCGGGCCGTTCCTTCGCCATAGCGCTCCACAGGGCGCTTTTCAGATCGCCCGTGCCTGCCTCGATGTCAGACTTGTTTTGCAGTTCCACGCGCTTCTTGTAGGCGACGGCGCGGGTCAGACCGCTGATCTGATTCATAAGTTTATCGACGCTGACCGCGCTCCAATCCTCATCCTTTTTAGAGGTCAGCGCGGTCATAAGGTTTTGGCTGGCAACACGCACAAGCGCCTCGGTGGTGTCCAGATCGGGGTAGCGTTCCAACTCGTCCAGCATATTGCGAAAGTTGGCCTGCGCGATCTGCAAGGTTTGCAGATTCTCCACATACCCCTGCGCATAGCGGCAGACGCTGGAAACGGAAAGACTGTACCCCTGCTGCTCCAGATAGGTTACAATGTCGGAGTAGGTGGCACTGCCATCCATTATCATCTCTTCCACTGTGGCTTTCATCTCCGGGGGCAGGGTGTCGATCTTGCTGTGCTTGCGGTTGCCGCCCTTTTTGCCATTCAACGGCCAACTGCTCATATCACACCTCGATCATTTCGTCCTTGGTTTTGTGACACAGAACGCTGATTCCCTCGGCGGTAAGTTTGGCTTCCAGAAAATCCCAGCCGATGTCTGCAAAGTCGGGAACAAGGATTTTGTCCGCAATCGTGCGCAGCTGGATGTACTTTGCCATAGCCAGATAATTGATGCAGTCGAGGAAGTCGTCTTGGCTGACGCCCCAAATCTGCGCCGCCTGCTGCACATCGGTCAAGCGGTTGTAGCTATGCCGGATGATGTTGATGGCCTGCATGACCTTGCCGTTATTGTGCGGAAAGGCGTTGGCACGCAGCTGCTTCATCAGCATTTCTTTTTCATTCATCGGAGAGCCGTCCTTTCATCAAGAGGTTCAATATCTGGTCGAGTTTCTTTTCGGTTTTTGCCTGCTCCCGGAAGTAGTCTTCCTTCGTCAGAAAGTTTCGCTGGATGGCCTTGATGTCGTTGTGGCATTCAGTCCAGTCTTGCTGGTGCTGGCTTCTGGTCGTGTAGGTGTGCTGAATTTCCGCAATTTGCTGTTTGCACTCGCCGACCTCTTTTTCAAGTTCGGTCTTAGTTGCCGCACTGTCAAGTTTCCGCTCGATTTTGTCAAGGCTGCGTTTTACCATCCAGCCCAACGCCCCAATCAAGAACGTCAGCAGGATTCCGATCAGCCACCATGTCCCCGCATCAAACTCCATAATCCGTACCCCTAAACTAAAAAATCGTGAGTGTCACTGGTTTCTATAACCAATGATACTCACGATTCGCAAAATGGGCCAGATTAAGCATTTTAATATTTTACTTTACGTTCTGGCGGAAAAAACTCATTTGCCCATCAAGGGGCCTTGCCCGGATTTCCCGGTGCTTTTCGTCCACGATAGCCCGCACCGTCACCGTTGTAAGATTGTACTTTTTGGCAAGGGCTTTCAGATTGTCGCCGTCGTATTCCTCCACGATGCGCTGGTTGCGGGCGATCCGTTCAAAGCTGTCGCGCTTCGGTATGTAGATCGTCTCGGCAGCGTACACGTCGATTAGCTTCAAATAGTTCTCAAAGCCGATGAGGTCGGCCACCTCCCGCTGGGCGGGGGAAAGATCGTCAGGGTGGATTTCCCACTCATCCATCGGCATCACCCCGGCTCTTCTGCGCGGTCTTGACGTAGCCCTTCAAAACCTCGACCAGCTTGTTGCCGTCCTTGTAGCTGATCCACGCGAAGGGGTCTTTCGGGAAGGCATCCATGCCCAGTTCCTTCTTGATGATGGCGCACAGCCTGTCACCGAGCGGGGCCTTGCTGGGGCTGGCATCCTGCAGCTGATACATGAGCGCCCAGACCTTGCGCCGCTGCCCCTCGCTGGTGTGGCCCGGTGCGGTCTTGCGGAGCGGCTTTCCGCTTTTGCGGGGCGGGGGCGTTCCTTGCCGCCCCTCCAACTCGCCAATGACCTTGCAGGCTTCGCCATAGGTCAAGGCTTTAATGCTCTTTTTCCCGGTCATGCCCTCGACCAACTCATGCAGCAAGTCGTCTTCCTCGTTCCGCTTCACCATGCCCAGAGCGCCGCCGATAGCGTAAATTTTTCGGATTTGATAAGCGTTGCATCCGCTCCCGGCCATAAGTAGCCTCCCTTCCCGGCGTCAGCCGCCGTTCTTGAAATGTTTAACGATGCACTTCACGCCTGCGCACAGCAGCGATGCCGCCACCGTTACGATGATGGCGCTCCCGGTGGCACCCAGAACCACAGCACAGAGCCAGATGCCCGTGTTCAGTCCGCCTGCGATAGAAGTCATCATGCGTCGGCCTCCTTGCTGCTCACATCATAGTAAAACTCATCCACCGTGCGGATGTAAGCGCCCACCTGCTGCAAAATGTCACCGGGCTGGCGCTTCAGAGCCTCACGGTCAAGCGTTTCGGTGGTTTTGATAAGTTCGGTGTGACCCAGCACCTTCAACGTGGCGATGGCCTCGGCCACGCGGCTGCTGGCAAGCATCAGCTTGCTGCTGACACGGTAGCCGACAGTGCCGAAGTTCAGAGCGCGGCTCTTACCGTCCAGTTCGGCCCGATGCAGATCAACGTATGCCTTGACCTCGCTTTCCAGCGCCTTGACCCGGTTCTGCAGCGGCAAAGCCCCCTGTGCGTAGTCGGCCTTGATGCTGTCGATCTGGCGGTCACGCTGGACAGCCATTTCCGCCAGCGTGTGCTGGCATTCCCGGATGTCCCGCAGGGCGTTGTCCACTGCGCCCCAGTCGGCCAGTGCCGGAACGCTGGTTACTTTCTTTCTTGCCATAGATATGTACTCCTTTGCTTTATTGCGGCGTGACAAGGCGGATGTCGGCATTGTTGGCTTCAAAATGCTTGACAAGCGCCTGCCAGTTCGTCCAGTGTGTCTGATAGGCCGTGAAGGTTTCCTCGCGGAACTTTTTAAGTGGCCCCCGATCTTTCTTCGGCATCTTGTTATAGGCGGCAATCTGCTTGCGGGTCATCAAGGAAGTTTCTTTTTGAGGGATAAACCTCCGACGCTCCTCGCAATCTTGCACAAACCATGAACCGCGTATTTCGCCATTGACATACACTGCTATTCCGTTGCGGAACATGCTGATGCACTCATTGACAAGTGTGACGCTGTACCCATCGCACAGCAAATCGACTTGTCCGAGTGGAGCACGCAGTCTACTCTTGGCCTTTTCCCAATCTTCTTTTTTCACAAGAACACTCCTTCCTCTCTCTGCATTTGCCGGGGCTTGAGACCCGCGCCCATCCGGGCGGCTGCATTAAGGTGCGGGCATCTGCCCGCAGGGGGTGTTGTTAAACTAAGCACCTTTTTTCTTGCTCTTGGGTGGCCGCACACGCGGCGGGCGGGTGTAGGCCATGCTTTCAAGGGCGTCTTCATAGCCTCGGTCATAGCCCTCCCAGTAAAGGGGCGGCAGTTCGTCGGGATCGTCAAATTCCTCGGCGGGCTGGTTCAGCACCGCTTCCTCGTGGCGGGCATCGTCCATAAGGCTGCGCGATGTGATGTAAAGGCACAGCCCCCACGCGCCCAGCAGCAGGATCATGTAGCCGAGGCTGGCGTTCACGGCCAACGCTCCGACGAAGATGCCCACCAGCGAGCCGCACATGATGCCGCCCACGGTAAAATATCCGCACTTCAAATTCATCTAAAAAACTCCTCGTATTATAAAGTAGTAGTTATTAGAGTCCCTCTCCAAGGACAAAATGCTACAATAGACAAGGTGCTGTGGATTGGTTTAAACCTCCTACCGCAAGACGGTTTCGGAAAGGCT